TTCCTCGACCGTTTCGGTCTTCGGAGTTTTGTCATCTTCGGACGTCTCGTCCTTTGGGGTCGGTTCATTATCATTCGGCTCGTCACTGACAGACGTCTCGTCTGCGGCGGGAGTGACTGGAGGCTTGTCGGAAAGTTTTTCACCTGTTACAGGATCAAACGGCATAACGAACCTCTGCAAAAATCAAATCAACTTTTCTCATATTAAGTTCCCCTTTACTTATTTAGTATATTTCATTCTAAACAATTTATAGACTTTGTCAACAATAATCTTCTGGCGTCGGTCTGAAACGACCATGAATTTCCTGTGATAATTATTCCCTTTTGCCTTGTCCATTTGAGCGGGACGGAAAGTAATATCAGACTTCGCTCCGCTTTTCCTGACATACATTCCTTGAAGCATATCACCAGAGAGCGTCAAATTAACTTTACTGACAGCCCGACCGCTGAAGGTTCTTTTTGAACCGCCCCTTTTTTTTGAGGTCGGGTAATACACACTGAATCCCTGAGACTTCTTTTTTTTGTATTCCTTCGAATAAGGTTTGAATTTTTTACCGTCGCCTGAATACCCGCGAAGTGCAGCAAAACGAATATGATCCTTCGAAGCGATGGCGACCTTTTCGACCAGCTTGTCAATATTTTTCATGACTTCTGTCGCACCTGCGAGATTGTTCAGTTTCGATGTGATGTCAATTTTTAAGTCGACCATAATGTCCCTTCGTATTCTCCGCCAGTATCTTTTGATTGAGTCCTCTCAAAATATAAAGGATCGTCAGGGAAAAAATCTAGGCTGACAATTGTTCCTAAAAAGATTTTTGAACCGTCTTCTTTGACAATATATAATTCGCTCATGACGAACCTGTTCCAGTGTCGCGCGGTAATCCAGCGCGGAAGGCGCGGCGATACCCTTTTTTTGTCACTTGATAAATCGCGACCATGAGGAAGTGGCGGCAATTATACCCGCCGCAATATACAGATACGGGATTGAGTTGTCCGTTGTCGAGCTTGTCCCATTCCTCCAAAGTCTTGACTTCCCCGATGTGTTTCCGACAAAACTCCCTTGTCTTGTCATCCAATACACCAGTGTAGACAAATTCTTCAAAGCCATTAGCGTCCGCCATAGCGTTTGACGACGCTCGATATGAGCCTTGCATCAAAGTATGACCCGTATTTGTGACGTTACGGGAGAAAGATTTTTCCGCTTGTTTGATTATCTGCGAAGGAACAAGGACACCTGTCCCGCGTGAAATACTGAAGATATTGTTCCACATCGCGGTCGAGACAGCATCTTTTTTTTGACCCATTAAGGACTTAAACTGATCGATAATTCTATTGACCTGATAGTCTTTAATTTCCAGACCTTGATCTTCATAAAACTTAACTATTTTGTCGCGCGTCCATTCGGCGACATCTGTCATCAGTTTTTCAGTTCGTTTGTCGTATTTTATATCGTCGAAGATTTTACGGATCGAACGGCGGATCTTTGTTTTATTGCTGCCGATTTTTTCTCCGCTGGGAATAGTGTCAACAGTCTTCAAAACGAAGTCTTTTTCAATCTTCTTCAGATCGCCTGTGAGTTGACTCCCGCGCTTCTGGATCTCTTTGATTAGTCTTCCAGCGTCTTTGACGAACTTAGAGAGTTCCGCCTGAGTCGGCTTCGATTTTACAGCCATTTAAGACCTCTTATCCGATGCCCATTTCTGGCGGCTGATTTGCTTCATTGAAAGTCTTGTTCGATTCGTAGACCTTCAAAGCCTGTTCGCGTGTGAGATTCTTGTTATTTGACATAATCCAGTCAACAGCAGTCTTCACATTATATTCGATCTGAGTCGTCCAGTGTTCATCTTCTTCAGTGAAGTCTTCAGGAAGTTCGGGATCGTGGTATATTACTTCAAATTCACCTTTGACGTCGACCTGATTCTCTGAATTATGATGATTCCATATGATTCGAGACTGTTCAAACATCTCGCGCTCAACCATTTCGTAAAGTGCGCGGGATTTCTTCAGGCTATCAAGAAGACCCTGATTTGAGATTCTTAAAGCTACACCTGAAGAAGGGATCCCCGACAGTGTGAAGTTCGACGGTGAAACGTTATAAAAAGACGCGAGCATCACGGCGCGTTCTTTGATGACTTCCCATTGATTCTCCAGATTTGTCAGGAAGTCTAATTTTCCGACCTCAACGTCTATTCCTTCGACGACCCACGGTGAAGCGACATCGCCTTCGAGTTTGCCAGTGTCAACTTTTTCACCTGAGAAATACGGCTGAATGTAGTTCATCTTATATCCATAATTGAGCATCATCAAAAGAACATTCACATCGATCGTGAAAGTATATAAATCTGACCCGAGCGTCTTGTTTATCAGACCGCGTGAAGGATATTTCCGATGGTATAAAACAAACGGAAGAACCGTTCCCCCGTCTTTGTCTTTATACGGATTTTCCTTTTCGTCGACGAGTGTCTTCCCGTCATATGTTTCAATCTTTCCGTCAGATGTCCATACGACAGTATATGAACCCGCTGAATATTTAACACCGATAATTTCAGAGTCGTCAGTGTCATCACAAATGAGATCGATCTGATCCATAGTAATCGGAGTATATTTCACAGACTTCGTCTTCGGATTCCATGATGTCATGACAACACATTCATTCGAGGCGTTGACTTTTTCTTCGACGTCTCTCATGACCGCGTTTATATTAGATTTTTTAAGAAGTTCAGAGTATGTTTCATCAGGCTCGAAAAGGACATCGCCTGTTTCACCTTTTTTCGCGACAAGATTTCTTCGCGTCGGGACTTCAAGAAATACTTTTGAAATCTGATTTATGACTCGCGAAAATATATTCGCTTCAACAGGAATCAAGTTTCTCTGTCGTTTGAAGTTTTTGTCACTGAAGACAGACTTCGCTTTTTCGACAACTTTATCGAGGAAGTCATCGTCGAGCATATTCAGGCGATCAGTGACCTCCATTTTATACTCTCCATAAATATCCGAAAGACTCGCAGAGCCTTCTTTCCCGTTGAATAATCCTTTGCACCAGTCGACTAGATCTTGCCAGAAACCCATTTTCAGCCTCCATTGTATTCGATAGTTTTCACGATTGCTTTTCTGACGCCTTCATAATATGAAAGACAAAACGAATCAGCTTTATCAGGGGACGGAAGTCCCGTTCGTTTTTTGTAGTCCTCTTTTGATTCGACAGCCAGTTTCCCGTCTGCCGTCATAAAGAATCGCCTTGTCGTGAGTTGAGTAATTAGGTCAGGGTCATTCGGCAGCCTGATCTTTCCCTCGCGAATTAAATCGGCGACATGAAACCACATTTCCGCCACATTGTCACGAAATCGCTTCCTGTCAACTGGTCGGCGTCCGAAAATTATTGGTATATAATCACATGAAAGTCCGTGTTTGTCAATATCATCGTCAATGTCTTCAGCTATTCCCCAGCCCAGACCAGTTTTGTCTGGCTTTATAGATTCAGCCTTATATTTCTTGATTAAATGGATCGCCCTCTTTTTGATATACGTTTCAAACTTCAGATTCGGTTCACGAAGATCAGGATTGTTCACTTCCTCGATCTGCTTCAGGATCCTTCCGCCTTTTCGGATAGTGAAGACCGTTTTGTCGTTTTCGATTCCGATGTCCATCCCGATAGAAATAATTCCGTCATAATCACAGTCGATATTTGACTGAGAGGCGACCGCTAAATCAAGGGGAACGATAGCTGAAGCGTCGCCGCCCTTCGGAAATTCACCTTTAACACGGACTCGATAAACGTCTGAATCCTTGCCGTATTGTTTGGCGATTTTTTTGATATTTGCTTTATTAACACGCGGGCTTTCCTCCGCATTTTCTGTTAAACACCACCAGAGATCCCTTTCGAAGTGGAAAATTCTGTGAAATTTCCCTGTGATAAAGTTCGGATTTCCTGAAGCTATTATCCTGTTGTTTTTACCAGTCACCGTCCCTTCAAGAGTCTCAAAGACAGCATCAGGAACACCAGAAGCTTCGTCAATAATGATCAGCATGTCATCAGCATGGAACCCCTGAAGCGAAGTTCCCGAACCTTTCGCTGACCTTTCAGATGTCACAGCGTCGAGACGCCAGTTTTTACGGAACCCAGCGATCCCAGCAGTCTGATCATAGACCTCGAAAAGGTCTTTTAATATTGATCTTGATGTCCAAAGTTTGAATTCTGGCATAAATATTGACAGCAGCTGACGATTAGCCATAGAAGTGACGACGACTCGGCTGTTGAAATAACAGATCAGGAAGTGTTCGGCGATCCACGAAAGACACGCCGTTTTCCCGACGCCTTGTCCTGACTTTTTAGCTGTATATTTATATTTACAGTATGATTCCAGAAGCTCGACTTGTCCGTCAGTCACTTCCAGATCAGGGACATTGTGAGTCTCGACAACAAAGTCGACAGGATTCTTCCGCCAGCGCGGGATATGAGTTTTGAAAAGATCGACAAGTTCTTCAGCTGTGGTGTTCGCTTCAGTGTGAATCATTTACTATTCGGAATCACCGTTCTTTCTTTCAGCGGTTACGATCGAACTTGGAATTTTGTTTCCTTCTAAATCATAGCCGCTTTTGCCTAGCTTCGTGATTTCGCCTTTTTGCGCTGAATACCAGAAGCCGCCATAATTAAATTCGAACCCTGAATCACGCATACATATTCCGATATATTCTTTTGATTCAGTCATAAGTCCGACACCTGAGAAAACCTTCTTCAGAACGATTCCGTCCATTTCTGGATTTGTTTCGATTATCATATTTTTTCCTTTCTTTCCATTCCAAACACCAGAAGGCGGAATCCAGAACCGCCGTTATACAGTCAAACGTTCCGAAAGGAAGTTTTGAGGAATGGATTTTTTTCTCTGGCGTTTGTCAAAATGAGTGCTATTTTCTTAAAGCCTGAAACACTGAGTCCGTGACCTTATGAAAGTCGTTTTTACCGACCTTTACAATCCAATCATTTTCAACAGCCAAAACAGTCCCATATTTATCATTCCGCAGCCTGAACCCGATTTTCATGTCTTCTTCTGCCCATATCGGATTCGCATCTGTTTCACCTGTTGTCCTGTTTACATAACAGCCGCCATAATGACAGGAATCAGGAACGAATTCGCATATTTCAGACCAGTTATTCCATTTGAGCTGAACGGCTTCGACTGTGTTTTTTAATTCATAAATCATTACACATCCTTTCAGAACGGCAAATCTTGAAGTTCGCCGAAATCGACCAGTTGCGTCACTGGACACTTCGCGCCGTGTTGAATCTTCATCCGTTCCACGTTCTTTTTGAAGTCGATTCCGTGATATGGTCTGAGCTTATGAGCCTTCCGCCATGCCTTGTTTTCAGTCTTCGCTGAACATATGATTTCAGTCTTCTTCCTGTTCGGTCGATTGTATTCGTGAGTGAACACGACAGTGAACTGTTCAGACAAGATTCGGCGTGACCCATAAATTGTATAAGCGCGTTTTGAACAGTATCTTTCCATCATCTTCAGAATCCAGTTCGGCATTTCTTTGATTTTCTTCGACATATCAATTGCCTTTCTTCTTGAAGAAATCCCCTATTAAAATCATCGCTTCAGCGTAATTTTCACAGCGGAACATCTTACCTTCTTTTAGTTTTTCGCCATATAAGGCGCGGATTGAAAGCGGCGAATGACCTTCACCGAAATAAGTTTCCGAAATACGACAGTGTTCGATCTTGTCGCCTGTCGAAATTATCGCCATCGTGACAGTATCCCCGTCATTCGGTAAATAGACATAGATCCCGTTCGGCAAATCCATTCTGGATTTTACTTTAACATTGATTAAATCACGTCCTCTTAGTTTTTGCATATCATTCCCCCTCCTGTTCTGATAGTTCCTTTTGAATTATTTTTGTTACTTCATCTTCATCATAATATTCTATATATTCAAGGTTTTCTGAATACTCGCGTATTTTCTTATCAAGTCTTTCAGCAAACTTTCTCTATTACTTCCCTCGCTTCTTTGGGTGTTATATTGTAACCTTTAGATGATTTTAATATTTTACGCTTCTTTAGCATCTGCTTACCTACTTTCTACCGCCATTTGAATTTGCACTCTAAGCAAATACTATCATCTGTCCCGTCTGTAAAATTCTCAATATTATCAGACTCACAAACAGGACAATATTCAATTAAGGCTTCTGAGTCATATGTAAAAGAGGCATTAACAGAAACATAAAACGTTTTACCGCAATTTCTACATTTAATATCGTATGACCTAGACCAATCAACACACCAATCTTCAAAAAAGTCACCATCTATATCATGGGGATGCTGACAATGTGGGCAAATCGGTTGCTTCTCTCCAAAACTTCCTTTAGTTATATCTGCCATTACTCTACTCCTTACTGCTTAGTTTTTTAATTTCAACACTTGCTACAACTTTATGCCCGATTGTCATTGAGTCGGCTTCAAACTCTTGTTCAAGTATCTCACTGATAATCTCTTGCCTTGCTTGCTCTATACGGTTAGGCTCGTCGCGGAGGTAGGCTATAATCTCTGTAATGTTTCTACACACAAGTTGCATCTCGCGTCTAGGTATAGGCACACTATTATCAACATCATAATAAACTGACATTCTCTCTAATTCATAAGCCTTATTTATCGCTTCTATATTTGTCATTAGTTGTTACTCCTTAGTGGACGGTTTACCGCTTGATTTCTGAGTCTAAACAATTTTGGCATCGTAATAAGCCGCCTTGTTTTGTATTTTTATCATATCCATTTTTTAATTCCACGCCAAAAACGCTACAGCAATAACTTGTAACAGGTAACCCATCATCAAAATTATGTTCTTTAGAATAAATTTGAGCGCATCTACTCCAACCTATACCGCATAGCTTATCAGCACATTTTATAGGTGTTTTTATTTCTCTGTTTTTAATTAAATGGTTTGTATATCTTTCTGCCATATCTTATTTACCTGCCTTTCGGTTGCGTTATGAACTATCCGCGCCGACCTGAACCGCGCGGAATCATTGTTCATATGTGTTTTTTCTTTTTTCAACTTCAAATTTGACCAAATTATGTTTTCAGGTCGCGTCAAAGACGGGATTTATTCTGACATTGACTCCAGACCGATGAACGTTCCTTCGATTATCGCGTTCACTTCACATTCGGTCAGCTTTTCTTTACAGCCCTTTTTGAAAACTTTCAACAAAATCGTCTTTATTTTGTCGCGTTCCTGTTTCCTTGCAAGCCTTCTTGAAATACAAATCATTGACTGGACTTCTTCAGGTGTGTAGTTCATTCTGATTCCTTTTTACCATCCAAAGACTGAAGCGCCTTCGCTAGTGAACCGCCTTCGTTCACTTCAGCTTCCACTTTCACGGCTGTCGGAAGCGGTTCACCTGAAGCCCTAGCCAGAAGCGTGACAGCCTTTTCAATCGCCTGAATATGAGTGAATCCGATTCCGCCTTTGTTCGAACGTTTCGCTTTCGCATAGCGGAACTTCAGTCTGACATCGTTCATAAGTTCGATAATCATTTCCTTGTAGAATCCAGATATTTCTTCCGCCACCTTTTCAACGGTCTTTTCCCGCGTCATTTCCGCTGTTTTCCCACGATAGTCACGCCAGTTCTGTTCGGTGCATTTGTCTTCGACCGTTCGAGCTGATACCCCTAGTTCTTCCGCGATGGACTTCGTTGACCGTTTCGATGTGATGTATAGCCTGAAAGCCTTATTTTCCAGTGTGGCTGTGAGCTTCTTTGGCTTGTCGGTCATCATTCGCCGCCTTTCTTTTCCATGTATGCCTTGAATTCATCGTCACCGATTAAACGCCAGTATTTATGTATATAATAACACGCGCCATCATTATCAATCAACATTGACATGGCTTCTTCTAATTTGGGAACACTCAACTGGTCATAGTTGAAAATCTGTTGAATCTGATAAATCGGACATCCAGTTCCGTGTTCATCGTCATGTTTGAAAAGAAGACAGTGTCCACATTGATTTTCAAGGACTTCCCCTTCTGATCCGTTAGCGAAATATGCCATAATTCACCCCCTATTCAAATCATCAGCTTTTTCGTGTAAAAACGAAACAACTGTCACGACTCCGACGTTAAGAAGCATAATCGGGAACAGTGCGATCGTAATGATCCAGGCGAAAATCTGCAATAATACGGACAAAAACTTGTTCATTATCTTCCTCCTATTCGATACGGCTGATTCCAGTAGTTATTGACCTTATGACCTTTCATAAGAACTTCAGGAACTTCAGCTGACTTTACATTCTCACATAATAAGACCATAGAAGCCAAATTGCTTTGAGGATATGTCAGCGGCTTCGAATTCATAAGGCGTTTGAGTTCCTTCCAGATGATTCTTCCTTGTTTATAGCGTTTCGGTATTTTCATTTCTTTTGCTCCATGACCCATTTACGTGCCATCGCGCATGCTTCTATACGGGTGTCGGCGTAAAATGCTTTATGTCTCTCTTCGTTATGAGAATCTATTATACAAGTGTAATTATACTTATGGAATAATATCTCTCTGTCACCATCCTCTTCCTTCATAAAATTAAAATCCATACAAAAATATTCAACTATTGACCATGTGTCTAAAACAAAACATGTAAATACCTCAGCCTCTATCTCGCTGATAAGTTCGTTAAGGGATTTCCATTGAACCTCTGCCGAATACATATCATCATCGCCACCCTGCCACCATATATCAATATAATTTTCTTCGTAATTTATAGAGTCTATTTCATTCGGATAAAACATATCCTCTGCGAGCTGTTTAACGTCTTTGACTTCTTCGTGGTCTATTATTAGTGATTTACTCATAATTCAATATATTCCTTAAACCTCTATAAATCTAACATCTTCATATTCGCAATTAGGGTATCGGATCAATTCATGTTTTAATGAAGGATTTACTTGTAAATTGCATCCAAATTTGCTGCACTTATAGCCCTTTTTAAGTGACTCAAATTTCATTTTTGGGCATCCAGTTAAACAGAAAATATCATGACTGATCTTGTTTTTTATCTTTGACGCGAAATCCTTCAAAATGTCGATAGTATCATCATTATGAGATTCCTCTGACACATACTCTCCCAAAAGTTCATTTACATAATTGATGTATTTTATTCCGTCGATTTTCATAGCTCAATATACCTTTTTATTACCCTTCCAAACGTCTTCGCGCCTTTTTCCAGATGAAAAGCGAATATCACTTCACACGGAATCTTCGTGGTCTTTACTTCACCAGAGGCGGCGAAATACTGACCGTTCACAGTGTCAAATATATCCCACTTTTCGCCATGTTTCACAGCCTTGACTTCTGTCTTCACGATGGATGACAGGACTGATTCACGAAACAAGACATTCCACAGTGATTCACGCTGATCATTCGTCAAGAAGTCTGGTGTCGGAACTTCGGCAGCATCCATTTCTTCACGGACTTCGTCTGACTGTGTTTGTTCGGCTTCGTTCATTCAACACCGCCAGACAGCTGATATTCGTTCCCGATTAAATCAGCCTTGATGATGTGACCAGCTTCCGACAATTCGGCGACAGTTTCTTTCGAAATGCCGTGATATATACCATTCGACGGGACAAGCTGGAACTGATTGTATCTGGACATTTTCAGAATCGAACCTTTTTTCATGGCTTCGACAATTCCTTGATGAAGTATGTTTTTCATTCTGAAATCACCCCTTTTTCCAGCCAGTTTTTTTTGCGAAGAACGCACATCGCGATCTTGAAACGTTCACCGAACTTCTTCTTCAGGACGTTTGATTCGATGACCTTCGCAAATGCAGCAGGTGTCAGACTTCTGGCAAGTTCTTCGTCCCTTTTCGCGCTATCTTTCGCGAGTTGCCTTTCGTGACGACGACGTTCATCACGACGAAGCTTTTTGAACTGTTTTTTTGACATTTTCGGTTCTGACATATTTTTCCCTTTCTATAATTCCCTTGAATTGAATTCATATTTGCGCTTCGGTCTGTATTTACGCCGAATCCGCCTCATGGCTTTATCTACATCACAGCCGATATGCTGCCTGAGTTCAGACAAGATTATTGATCTCTTCAAAGATCTCGGAGTCAGTTTTATTAGTAACTTGTTCAGGAAATAATTTATACGACGGATCATCATACTTCCTTTCTGCCGTGACCAGCGTCCCGACATTTACTATCTTCGAATTTTGAACTGTATGGAATAGAGTATATACGGAGATTTTCATTTTTGCAAGTCCTTTCTGAAGTTTTCTTTCGCGTCTGGAAGATTATTCATATATTCGCCTTCGTAACCACAAGTTTCACAGACAAGACCTATTTTTCGAATCGGTGTGTAATTGTCTATAATAAGCGAACGGCAGCCACATCTCGGACACCTTGTTTCTGTATCTATTCCAGAAAAATACTTCAATTATAAAACTTCATCTTCTTCAGGAATTCAGTGAACATCATCTGACATCGCCAGATTGAAACACCTTCCTGATGTTCGTCATATAATTCATTCAGCTTCTGGACATACGGGTCAAACGAATTGATTCCGTATGTCTTCATCCAGACTTCTTGTTTCAAAGCCTTTTCAAGTTCATGAAGTTCCATATGATGTCCACGCTGAAGCGGAACTGTGAGACGGTCATCGTCTTTGTTGTTGTTGACGTGATGGACTTCAATGACTGTTCCGTTTTCCTTCAGATGACCGCGAATAATGTCTGGCATTTGCCCGACAAAATATAACCGCTTTTCGTCACGTTTGTATCCTTTTTTTTTCATAAATTTAATCCTTCCAGATTATATATGTTTCCATAAATCATGTCTTATTATTTTTCCAACAGTAGTGTGGCTAATTTGGAACTGTAAAGCAATATTTCGTTGTGAGAAACGACCAGTTTTTGAAAGTGTTCTAATCTTTTGAATATCTGATTCTTTAAGTTTTGAGTGTGGATTTTTTTCACCCATTCGACAAGAGGTTCTTCTTCTCCCCCTTTTAATTGAATCATGTACATTTTCTTTTTGTGTTCCTGATATTAAGTGGTCTGGATTTATACAAGAAGGATTATCACAAGTATGTCTTACAACTAGCCCTTCTAATATCTGTCCTTTATATAAAGTATAAACAAATCGATGGACACGCCACCTTATATTGTTGACCATCATTACAGCATATCCATTTACTTTGTTTTTTGCATGACTTACACATTCCCAAC